TTAGTTCGGGAATCTGTAGAATCGTATGCAGTGACTTCTTTGCAAGGCTTCGAATCTATGATGAATTCCCCTTCATTAAAAAAACAATCGACTTGATACAAATCACCTTCACGATTAAAAGAGATTTGAGAAGTCACTACATTTTCAATTTGAATCTCAGAACCAAAACTTTCCTGAAGTTGACCTTCTAGGGATTTTTTTTGTTCTTGATTCAGTTGCAAAAGACCAGCACCATCTTCAATGGAACAAGCTCCTTTTTTATCTGGCAACAATGCCAGATGATCCGGACGATAATTCCGTGCAACGTGTGTATAAGTTTCACCATTCCATTCACCATCAATGATTTCATTATCAGTGAATAAGCCGGTGGATAATTCCATCACTTGACCGCTGTTGAGCGTTTCGGCAATTCTAGGATCGATCTCTTCGATTCTCTCTTTTTCCAACCACGCTTCCGCACGAAGTTTTCCAGTTTTGAAATCGAAGTGGGTATTCATAATCACCCCGACTTTTCGATTAGTAATAACCACCGGATCACATGCAGAAATGCCAAGCCCGTTCATAGTTGGATGATACACAACAACAGGTTTGTGATTCCAAACTTCCGGAGTCTTGGCAAGTTCTGAGCGTGGGTAATAAAGAGAACCATTTGAACCGTTGTGAACTCCTTCGGTAATCATGACCATTGGAGCAACGATGTATTCCCGCCCTTCCATCGTGTCAAATCTGACAGATGAGGCAAGGTTGAAAGTTACGCTTTGTAAGCTCATATTATTTTCACTCAATAAAAGATTATAAGTTCATTATATGGAATGAGTAACAGTTTCTTAAAATCAATTTTTGGGTTTCTGCTTTTTCCAGAACAAAACGTGTGTCCAGTATCGAACCAATCCAACCGGCTTATACCCTTCAGCAATCATGAAATCAATGAGCTTTACCACATCCGCATTGAATGGGCATCTCACCATGTATCTTTTCGGTTGATTAGGTTTAACAAATCTCAATCTCATTGTGGCAACCATCCTTTCACTGTTTCAAGCAAACCACCAGCACCACCGAAACCGCCGAGCTTCGTGATGGCATATACAACGCCAATAAGAATCACAACCCATTTCAATAAAGAAGCCAAAGCGTTTCTCTTGGCGGCAGTGGCATAAGCCTTTTCGGTTTTAGCTTCTTGCTTTTGAACCTTGCCATCTATCTTGGTTTCACGCTTATCGGTTTTATGATCCCATTTTGATTCTTTGGCATCCATTCGATTTTCGGCTTTCTCATCTGATGATGATGGATCAGAATATTGCCCATCGTCTCGATATCGTTTTCGTTTTCTAAACGGCATGAGCTTATTTCTTGTTGGGGTTGATTGGGCGATAAGAATCACCGATCACCAAACCAATCACAACTCCGGCCAACTGATAAGCCTGATCTGTTGTGATCCATCCGGAGTCTTGCCCGAACGTCACCATGAAAGCAGTGATGGCGGACGCTAGAAGTCTTTTCGATCCCGCTGAGTTCCACCAATCCATGATTCCAGTTTTTGCTTTTTCAAGAATTGTCTTAGTCATCTGCATTCCTTTTCTAAAGTTTTTATTCTCTTATCATGATCCGTCAAAATGTGTTGATAACTGATCATGTTATCCGAAATGGTTTTTGTTGTTGCTTTGATGTCTTGCACATCTCTTGATGTTTGTGAGCAACTCATACTCAATCGAGACAACCACCAAACACCAGCACACAAGGAAGCGATACCACCCAGAATTGCAACAACCAAAGAAGTAATATCACTCATTCGATCCGTGTTCCAAAATCTTATTTGTTAAAAAGTATATTCTTATAAGATAACGGATTTGAAGTTTTGAGTCAGTTCAATTTTCAATAAAAAATAATTCTTAAAAAATGCAGAAAGACTAATTGATTTACTCTTATCTGTCGATTATAATAATAGAGTAAGAAATCAATTCTCAAACACGAAAGACGAAATCAAATGACTACTTCAAACAAAACCAAAAAAACTATTGTCTTACCTGTTTATGCCGGAAGTAAAACAGCGTTGAGAAAATCACTTGAAGTTCTATCTCGTAAACTTGAGAAGCAAGGATATGAAACATGGATAAACGAACAGTTCCATTTTTATGGATTTTGTTTCTTTGTTTATCTTGAAAACGTAGAGCTTGTTTTTGAATTTCGAAAAGGTCAATTCAACGGATTCCGATTCGGCGGTCTTGAAATGAAATATGTTAAAGCGGCATTCATGGAAGCATTAGAAGCAGAAACCAAATAACAAAAATCTAATTCAAACACGAAAGAGAGAAATCAAATGTCAAATATTTTTGCTAACAAAGAATACAACACTTACAAAACCCAAGCCAACGCAATCAAGAAGATGGAGAAGGTCTTGGATAAATTAAGTGACGGATTCAAAGAAATCAGTTATATAATCGCAACAAATGAAGAAGGCCGCTTCTTCCCTGTAGTTTGTCATCTAGTCGGACGAAGGGATCACAGATATTTGCCTACAATGGGATTCTTCTTAGATAACGGAATCTCAGTGATCAATTAATTCTTAGACTTTCAAAATAGAAAGAGCAGAAGTTATAATTGAATGACTTCTGCTTTTTTTATTTAAGGGATAAATTGCAATGACAGTTTCCAAAACATTCAAGATCAATTGGAACATGCGTGCCACATGGCAATATGTAAAAACACCAGATTCAACAATCACCGATTCACCTGAGATTAAAGATAACAATGAATATTCGATGATCGATGAATTGACGAATGGAACTGGTGGTGCTGATTTGGCTTCTGTCATCTGGCACGATATCAGAGCATTGGCACATTCGAGCAACGAAGAATTTGATTTAGCTGGTGGTTTGACTGATGCTTTCGGTGACTCCTTCAGTTTCAACATCATCAAAGGAATCGTCATTAGGAATCTTGGAGTTTCCGGAACTCCGGCAACTCTAGAGGTTGGTGGTGCAACAAATGCCTTCTTCGATTTTATGGGAAGTGCTACCGACAAAATCAAAATCGGTGCTGGTGGAATGGTGAGTTTCTTCAATCCCACAACCGCCGGATATGATGTTGTTGCAGGATCAGCCGACATCCTGAAGATTGCAAATACTTCAGGATCGGAAGAGATCACTTATCAATTGATTTTATTTGGTGAATAAGTGTTTGCACCCAAACCCCGTTGAATATTGTCAACGCCCAACCCATAGCAAACACACCTCATTTTGGGAAAAACCCTAAAACCAAAATGAGGTGTGTTTATTCTAATCGAAATCGCTTTCTCAAGCATCACAAGATTTCGAGCATTTGCAATTGTTGCACTTTTTATTTTCAGAAGATTCTTTCTCCATGAAATCAAATTTCAGTTGCTTGTCTTCTTTCTGGTCTGTCATCTCACACCGGCCATTCTGCTGGAACTTCAACTTGTGTTTCTGCATCCAATGCAACTTCAATTTCTGGTCTAATCTCATTTACAAAATCAGCCTCTTCAGAATTACGAACTTTGACTTTCTCACCAACAGCGATTTCAACAATCAGTCTGTTCATTCTTTCAACTTCAATCATAAGTCCCCCCCCCTTTATTATCGTGACAATATAATTTTCATTTACTAATTCGTTAACTGAGCATCAAGCCAAAGAGGATCATTCCAAAAAGAATCATCCGGATCAAAATCAGGGTCTTTCTTCAGAAACTCATTCCATAATGTATCATCGATTATTTCCAAATCACCATTAACTTGACGAGCAACCAATTTCACTTCACCGTAAGTGTTCGTATCCCACAAAGTTAAGTCATCAAAAATTTTATCTTTGATGGCTTGTGGTAGAACTTTAGAAATATTTTCATGCACTCCACGAACATAAGCATTTGGAACCATTCTTCCGGTCTTCTTGTATCGATCAACATTCCGCTTCACAGCGGTTTCAGTGTCAACCGTTACATAATTGGCAACAACTTTTTGTCCACCCTGTTTCATTTTGTTGACTTTAGTTTTTAGCTTTTCAATTCCTGAATCACCTGTTCCATCAAGAAACAGATTCTTCTTATCAACTGAGGCTTGAGACAAAACACGCTTCGAAAGCATGGATGATTCTTCGTGCCCAAATGCAGCCGCTCTACCATCTTTTGATTTTACAAGATCCTTGTAATCCGGAATCGATTTTTTGATTTCATCAGAATCGATTGTGACAACATTTTTTGGAAGGTTCACTTTTCCGGTTCTGAAGATCATACTTTTTCCGGAAGCAGGGCCGCCACCAGTCATGTAAGCAACAGGCTGATCAACAGGAGTTCCAGCCTCTAAGAATTCATCAACAATCTTATTGTGGAGAATTTGTCTTTCCGGAGTCCATTGACCATCTTTATTTCTATATCGATCAAAAGTTTCTCTTGCTTCCGGTTGTGCTGGTGGGTAATTCTTCAAAGTGTTTTCTGAAACATTTGTATAAACTGGTTTGACAATGCTGGGAGTTCGATTTCTATCTTTGGCAATCTTGCGATCTCTACCCGCCCACGTTGATTTGTCTCGTGCTTCTTCAGTAGTCGTTCCCTTTGGTTGTTGTGCTTGTAATGATTTCTCAATGGCATCTTCAATCTGATCTTTTCTAGTCTTTTGCCCTGCTTGTGGTTTCTCACCGACAAGAGAAGGAATGAAAGCACATCGACAATTTGGATGTCTTGGGATCAACCCACGAGCTTCCTTGACTTCAAGAACTATCCCTTCCAGAGCCACACATTTTTCGCATACACGATCATCACCGGCAGTGTTCCATTCAGCCATCACACCAACTTCTTCGATGTTCATTTGTTCGTATGCGTCAAGTTGACCTTCAGAATAAGCATGAATGATTTCAGTTCTTGCGATTGTCTGACTTCGATTTCTACCAAGACCAGTGACTGTTTTATTTAACTCTCTGGCTATCTCTCTCGGGCCACGTCCATGAGCCAAACCATCAGCCAGAATTCGACTCATGTTTTGTTCCATTGCCGCCGTGACTCCCTGCAATTGCTGGAATGATCTGGTGGCAAGAAGTTGAATCTGTCTGGTTCCTATCGCCCCACCAAATGCCGATTGAAGAAACGCCGCACGAGATCCAGCACCAAACGGGCCAACTTCACCAGCTAATCCATTAACGTCATTGTATGTTCGAACAACAGCTTTCTTGTATGCTGATTCAACATAGGGAGCCGTCCAAGGTTTGTCTTCGTACCCCTCAGAGACTTCTAGAAGACCGGCTTCAACTTGAGCTTTGAACCATTCTTGATAAGCCTTCAATTGATCGGATGGGGTCTGAGCTTCAATGATGGCTGTTGTATCAGCTACAAAATTTGGTTCATGACCAATGCCAAGAATCTGTTCAATCTCACTTGGCTTCCTGATCCCGTAAGAAGTGAAGTTGAATGGGAGTTCATTGGATGTGAACGGATTCGGCTTGAGTCTGAAAACATCCTGATCAATAACGATTTTATTGATAGCCCTCTTCAATTCCCGAAGACGTTTATTGACTCCACGAACAAAAGAATTCCGAAGCATTGTGGTTTTCGTAGGGTCACGCCGTATTGGATTACGTTGGTTCAGTGATATCCTAGTTTTCCGGTGGATTTTCTTCATCTACTCCGAACTCTCTCAAAGCATTCCTTGCTATTTGTTTAACATCCCGAAGAGCTTCTTTCACCAATGTATCAGATGGTTCTCCGTATCTGGTTTTGAACATCAGAACAGCGAACATATCCATGACAAGTTTGTTCTTTGCCCTTGTGAGAACCTGAAGCTCTTCAACAATTCGATGATTGTCTTGGCAACCATAGAATGATTCCGACTCATTCGGCTTGATGATTGAACAACCAATCAACACCCCACATTTGCTACAAATACCACGATGCGTTTTTTGTAAGCTCTTGCATTTAAGGCAATAAAACTTCGGGCGTTTCTCATCCATGATTCTACTCCACGAAATCGGGGTTGGATTATTCCAAACCCCTTTTCCGATTATCGAGTTGGCATCAAGTCCATTGGCCTGTTGTCTTGGTAATGAAACCATTGATGGATGTGGTTCCATGTTCGTTTGTGATGGCTAGGCGAATATCACAAGTTCCCAATCGAAACGATTTACAATCTGCAATCGTCACACTTGAACCACTGACAGGAATCCAAGTTGTTCCATCATCAGGAGACATTTGTAATTCAACAGCGGCAGTTCCGCCGAATGTTCCCGATACTGAAAACTGTCCTTCACCACCATACCATTGCTGGGAAGCTGATTCACCAGAAGCGGCAGCGGTTAAAATTTGAGTCATTGAATTTGGCATCAATATAATCCTTACTAAGAAATGATTCTGCTTGTATTAACGGGGGAAATTACTGGTGAATAGGATGCGGCTTTAATGGGAGCATAAGCATCTTCTGAACTACCGCCCCCACCACCACTTGATTCATATTCAATCACCAACTCAGCCGCTTCGCTTGCACTGGAATAATCGTATGATCTTAGATTGAGTAGTGTGGTGCTTGAATATGCTACTTGAATCCACAATGCGAACATCATTGAATTCCCATTCGACCACCCCGCACGGTCTACGATTTCCTGAACGATGTCTTTGATGTCGGGACTTGTTATCTGACCGGAACCTGTTCCAGTGACAAAGTTAGTTATGCCCGCAGTCGTAAAATTAGTACCTGTTCCGTCTAGGTCACTGCCTGATGTGGGTGCAGATACATTATCCTGATTGAAGCCCTTGACAGATAATGTCCTATCTGGATAACCGCTTTTATATGGCTTTAAGTAGGCAGATGAAATTGTTGCTTCTTTATCAATCGTGATATTCTGGAATCTAAGATAACCTAGAAAATGGTCTATATAGTTCGGCCAATTATCATAGTCTTCCTGCACCCCGATTATCAAACTGCTTCCGGTATTACTGGGAGTCGGCCAGCCACTGGTCGGAGTGGACACAGAGCTGGTAGACTTCATTGCATAGCCATCATCCGCACTTGCTGAAACTGTAAATGTTGTGGTTGTGGTCATTACTTATCCTCTCGTGATTCAACTTGTTTGGCTATCTTCTTGGCTTTGGAGTATCCAGCATCACCACCCCACAAAGCCCAAGCAATTCTTCCGGCGGATGGATAACCGTCTGTTCCACGATTCCAGCCTTTGCCCTTCTTGTCAACTTCATGACGGTCGAAGTATGCTTTGACTCGTTTCCATGTGGCAAGGCTCAACTTCTTCTCGTTGATGATTTGCGTTGCTCTTCCGGCTCCAATGTTTGTTCCACCACGCTTGAATTCTTTTCTCCATTCAAGACCACGTTTGGCTTCAGCTATCATTCCATCCGAAACAGAAACATCAATATCACTCAAAGCATTATCAACAATCTCTTCTTCCGGTTCTTCTTCAATCGGTTCTTGAACTTCAACTTCTTCTTCAATCGGCTCTTCTTCTTCGTCAATCATCTCTTGTTCATAGGCTTCTTCGTCAATCATCTCTTCATCTATTTGATCAGCCGCCGCCATTAAAATGGCTTCCGCTTGATCTGTCGTAAGTCCCATGATGACCGTTAAGAATTCCATTGGCGGAACAAGTGCATCCGCTCCTGATTGAACATATTTGGAAATTGCTTCGATTTGAATTCCTGCAACTCTTGCTTTGTCTTCATCACTTGGTGTTGAGAGATCAGCAAATCCAATTTCGTAATCTTCCACTTCTGGGAGAATGCCAAAAGCAATTAAACGATTGATGAAAGGTCTGATGATGTATGGGATTACATACTTATCTTGGCGATGCTTGACACGATTATTCCATGTCTGTTTGTCCTGAGAGCTTGCGAGTTGAGCCGCTTCCGATCCCATGAAGATTCGATGTGGTACGCCAAGCGTGATTGAAATCGCTTTGATTTGTGCGTTGATGTGGGCTTCAGGATTTGCGACTTGTGGTGATAATGATTTGGCTTGAACTCCAGCCAATGCCAAATACCTTTGAAGTCCGTTTGAATAGGAATCGAACTCCGCTCTCAATGCAACCGTATCAAGTTCAACATCTCCAAGATCAGGATTCACCTCAAACGAATAGCCAGGAAATGCTCCCTTCCAGAACATCTCAGCAGAACCACCCAAAAGTTTTCTGAGATCATACAAACGATTGTAGACTGGACGCATTCGAGAGACTCCGAAAGTCTCACTGGATAATCTGTTGTCTGCTATATGAACAACACGAGTCCAATGAACTCTGGCAATCGTCCCTTCGTCCAGATTGATTCCTTCACCGATTGTTCCAAATGTGATGTTGTAATAAAGCGGTTGACCGAATCGGGGATTGGATTCATCTCTTTCGAATGAGCCAATATCAATCAACGACTCATCAAATACCCGAAGATACAAAAGTTTGTGTTGAGCGTTGCCAACCTTCTCACCAGTTTCAGAAATACCTTCAACGGGTTCACTCAGATTTTTTCCGTCATCGAGTCCAAGAAGTAAAACACCATAACGACCGATACCGCTCATGATGTCAACTCGTGAGAGATAAGCCCAAATGTTCAAAGCTCTCTGAAGCTCATCGAATGTTGTTTCAAATTCTGTCTCATCAGATTCTTCATTCTCATGGATATGAGGATCAACCGCCCAACATTCGGTTGGGTACATTGAAACAACTCTTTCAGCAATCCCTTCCCGATCATAAAGATACCGGAATTGTTGAGCAGATATATCAGACGGATAACCGCATTCAATATCAATGTCTCTTCGTGGGTCGAGTAGTTTGGTGAGAATGTTTTTCCGCATCAAAGAAACGGAAGAATCATTTGTGTTGAATCTTGTTTCTGCATTATTTTGCAGAGATGAAAATTGCTGATTAAGATGCTTCAGCTTTTCGGGAATATCAGTCGGCATAAGAAAACCTCATTTGCAATTGTTTCTTCAGCTTTTAATTTTATGAAGTTGTGGTGATTCAAACAATTGAAATCAGTTTAATCTTTCTGCAACTTCTTGAAGAAGATTTTGCAGATTGCTGGGAGTTATTCCATTGTAATGATAAACGCCATCATCACGATTTCCATCAATCGTAGATTGCCAATGAATCCAACCATCGAAAAACACTTTCACATCAAGGACACAAGAACGGTTGAACCAACTAAATTCAACAAAGTCTTCCTTGATTTGTGTATCATGTGTTCGATGCTTTGGATTCAAAGACAACAAAAATTGTTGAGCAAACTTATTCACGGAATCAGTTTGTTAAAGTAATCGACTTAATGGGATTATCATTCCCGCAATTGCAACGATTCATTCTGATCATTCTCATGATCTCTTCGGGAGCAGTGTCAAAAAACATTTGGAGCATCATGGAGTTTCGATTTGCCATCATCGAATTTCCTAGTGCGTGACTTCTGATTTCACTTGATGCTTTTTCATTCTTCCACACATACCAACCAACGGAACCAATTATTATAAATATCAAAATGATATTGATCACCTTCTTAATCATATTACACCCTCGAACCTCTCTATCAAACCGCTCTTGTGATTTCGTATTTCATCCCTCGTTTTATTGGGTCATGCGAATTGAGATAATAGAACCGAAGCCAAACCGCTCCAATTGGTTTTGGTGGGGCACCTCTTTCAACATGCCAACCTCCAAAGCCTGTTCCAAACTCTTCTTTGTATGTTGGTAGACAAATGTGGGTTTGTGTGTCGTGGTAGATTTTTGTTCGACCAACTCGAACTCTCATCAATTCTATTTGCCAAGATTCGTGAACGTGCCCACTGATTACAATATCAGCATCAGGAAGATAGGTGGCTTTTCTGTTTGTCTGGATCACTCCTTTTGTGACTGGGCCGCCTCCACCATAACCATGAGAATAGTGAAGCGTGACGTTTCTTCCTAAGTTCTTTTGTTTGCCTTGAACAATGTCAATCAGTTTGAACCGAACAAATCCAGAATACCCGCCGTTGTGAACTGTCTCACCAGAGATGTAATTCATCGTGGAGCAGAAGCGTTCTGTCAAATCGGTTTCATGTCGCTTCTTGATGGATGCTTCATGATTACCAGCCGCAACCATTGCAAAGTTCTTTGCATATGGGGCAAAGAAATCAGCACCCGTTTTAATTAAGGCATCGAGATAATTTGAAACCTGATGCTCAGGTCGGAGATCGGATTTGGATGATCTTGGATCATACTTCCCTTGCATTGCACAATACAAATCACCGGCATCAATGATTACGGCATTTCTTTCAAGTGCTTCATCCAAATGTTTCTTCTGAAGAGCGTGATCGGATTTTGGGTTGTCCCAATGTCGATCACTCGTGAGCAATACCCATTGCTCAAACTGGGAAACCTTACGATCCCCCAACATCAGATTGATGTCAAATAGATTCTTCCCTGTTTTCGAAACGTGAAATGGGAGTTCGCTCATGTTCGCTTCTCATTTGCTTTCTTGTCTCCAGCACACCCGAATCTTGTTCTTTAATTCTAAGCAGAAAGCAAAATTGAAACGAGGTCATTTTCTTTTGTCTGCAATTAGCTCATTAACTTCTTTGCAGATTATAGGAAGCGAACAAGCCGAAAGAATCGCAATGATTTGACCTAGACTCAGCAAGCATTGACCACAAGCAAACATTATATTGTTCCCACAACTCTTTTTTGTTTAGTGATTAAATTGAATGCACCCGAAGACGCATCCACTTGATCTTTGTAGGTTGATGCCGGAAAGAATCGAAGCTCTTCAAGGAAATCAGAATTCCAATCTGCTTTTTTTATTGAGACATTATTTGAATTGACTTGGCTGGAGAATGGGTCAGCCCTCAATGCTTTATCTCCTGTTGGCCTGTCAGTCTTCACACGGAATCCAGCAAGCCTTCGAACGGTTGCTTCTGCTGATTCCTTGCCGCCACTTCCTGGCTCTTGTTCAAGTCCTATGATGGTTCCCTTACCATCCGCTTGTGCGGTTTGTTGAATCACCTTTTCACGCTCCGAACTATCCCATTGCCCCCGTATGATGTCCAACACCCAATATCGATTGTCAGAATCAACACCAATCAAAGCTCCCACCGTATAAGCTCCCGCCCCATGTGTTCCAGCCTTATCCCAAAACCGAACACGTTTCCGAATAGATGATTCAGATGGAGCTTCATCAATCCGAATCCTCTCCACCTTAAACATTCCCCCACCAAGCGGAACAGGGTTCTGTCCATACTGACCAGAGAAACCAAACTCCCCCAACTGCATTCTCGATTGCCTCAAAATCTCTCTTGGCAATCGAACCGGATCAAACAAACCATCCACATAAAATTCAGATAGTTCTTTCGGCTTCACTTCAAATCCTTCATTCAAATCTGCTGGAAGTGAAATGTGTTTGACCTTTGCACCCTTCTTTGATTTCTCCAACCAATTACCCGTTGGATCATTCTGATGGAGTCTTTGCATGATAAGAATTGTTGGGGTTAAAGTCTTATCAACTTTTCTGGATGGGAGCGTTTCGTTCATCCATGTATTGGCTTTCTTAATCTCTGCTTCTGACAAAACTTTTTGTGGGTCAATCGGATCATCGATGATCAAGAAATGAGCATGGAAACCAACCGGCGACTTCCCTCCAACCGTGACTGATTTTCTCATTCCCCCTTTTGTATTTGCGAAATATCCTTTGGTGTTTTGATCGTCTCTTAATTCTATTTCTGGAAAACATGCAGAGAATGACGGTTTGGAATCTACTCTGTCATGAGTTGCAATAATGTCTCTGCATTTTCTGGATAAGTCCATTCCCAAATCAAAAGCATGACTTCCGCAAATGTGTCTGGCTGTTGGCATTTGTGTCCAAGTCCAAGCGGGAAAGGCAACCGAAGCAATGGTTGATTTGGTTGATGCTGGTGAGATGTTAATGATGAGATCGTAATCTTTGGGTTTACCTGCAAAGACTCTTTCCGCCACCTCTTGAAGTTCATTGCACAAATATTCAACATGCCAATTCCAAACAGGATCTTCCGGAATGATGACATCCCAAAACTCTTTGAGGAATTCAAAGAACGATTGTTTGGTTATGGATCGGACAAGATCAACTTCACTGAATGACGGATTCAATTCACTTCCCTTTTCGGATAGGGTTTCAACAGATGTTCGATTTGTTTTTTATGATATGCTCTTTCCTTTTTACTTCCTCTAAATAAAAAGTATCTACCTTTCGAATTCTGTTTTACCTTTTCAACATTTGGATGATGTTTCTTTATCTCTTCCAATCTGGTGGTTCCAAATTTGGCTCTCATGGCTCTGGAACCGTACAACTTCCCATTGATCAACCATCCGTCTCTATCACCTTTTCGGCTGTTCACGTTTGGATTTGCATCTCTCATTGATCCGACATAATGAAAGTTACATGCTTGATAAATCGTTCCTATCTCACCGGCCAAATCATCAACGGTTGAAGTGATGACTTTGTATTTCTCTGGGAGCATTTTGATGGATGAGGTTATGAGTTTACTGGCTGAATGTGGGTGTGCCCAATGGATACAAACACCTCTTGAAAGAAGAATTATCTTACCCGTGAAATCGTACTTATCCCAACGCCCAAGATTCTCAATGTATTCTGGAGAGTAGCAGACAACACCACCACAAATGCCCTCCCAAAAGATGCCAAAACAATATTTGACGATAGCAGGCATACAACCAAGCCATTCATATTTTTCAACAATGAGCTTTGCCGTTTTACGATCAATGGGTTTGACTTCAGCTTTTTTAATATCGGTATCGATGGATTCCCACCAAGCACCAAACAGATTCTCACCGGCTTCTACTTTCTGGAAATGCTCTCTCATCAACCGTTGGTGAGCTTTCATTTCACAACCTTGATTGGAAGTTTCTGTTCGATTAGCTTTTGATACTTCTCAATATTGGATTCACGAAGTTCTTTTCTGAGCTTTCGAATCTTTCGCTTCTTTGTGACATCAAGAAAGAAATCACCGTATCGAATTATTTTTTCATTCATACCATTGCCTGTAGTTCTTTAAGATCATTTTCAGGTTTGATTCGCATTCATAAAGAATCTCAATCTTGTTTGTGAATTTATGTTTCTGGATAAGCAAAACAGATTCAGTTTCCAGATGATTGAGATTCAAAAGAATGCAATAATGAATCGCCTCTTCACGTTTGGTTTGCTGATCTTGTTCAGATAGAAATTGAGGCTCATCATACCAATCATCATGATTATCAATCATCAATTGAACGTACCGAACAGATTTTTCAACATCTTCGATTCCGTTTTTGAACCTATGCCGCATCACATATTTGGAAACATTCCCTTCACAATTATCAAAGCCCAATGCCATGATCACATTGATGACTTCAATCTTTCCGTGATTGTAATGGAGCGGGACGTTTACCGGATCATAAGAAGAAGCCGATGGAACATTAGTTTCACCGGCTTCTGAATAGGCGTGTTCATCCATTACTTTTTCCGCTTCTTCTTTTTGGTTGTCTTGGCTTTGGCTTTCTTTGCCGCCGCTTTACCTGCTTTTGTATACGGATATTTCTTTCCAGCTACTCTTGGCATTTGCTCAGTTCCTTTAATTGATATAAACAAAACGAAAGGGAACAGATAAACGACACAATGATTATCGTGTTGATCAATTTTCCATTTCCCTCGCCACTCTAATTCTACGATTCCACATCCTAACAGCAATCTTTTTTTCTGGTGCAAATGGGCCATCAGTGCCGCACACATTGCACGCACACCAAAAGACTTCTGTTGCATCCTCTCCCATGATCTCAAGCCCTTCACCAGCCTCACCACAAAACGGGCAGGCTCTCAAGCAAAACGGTTTCAAATGCTCTTGCCCCTCTGAGCTTCCAAAATCTATTCCTGCAATTCTATTGATCATTCTTTTGTTCCACTTGCTAATTGAATGTTTGAAATTTTTAGCAGTGGGGCCGCTACACTTACACCAAATACAAGCCAACCAATTTTCATCATCATCTTGAAACAAATCAACAAAACGATGACCGCAAAACGGACAATTCTTGTTAATTAGAAATCGAGATTTTGCTTTGGTCATTCTCTCGATTCCTGATCCTGATCGCTTTCAAAATTTCACGTTTGGTTTCTATGCTCAAATTCAATTCATCAACTGAAATGTGAGCGTGAATGTGTTCATGAGTTACCGCACCCTCTACACTCAATTCTATCTTGTCATTGTATCCCCTGTCCTTGTTAAATGTTTTGTTAACAAAAATGGTGGCTGATGAATCACCACCTGCAACCAATCCAACAAGAGCGGCTTCAAAGAAGTTCTTTTTGTGTTCATGAATTTCATTCATGAGTTCACCAAACTCAGGTTCATGCGTCACCCAATTTTCAAAAGTCTTCCGGCTCATGTTCATCATGGAGCAAGCACGACTCACATTGAAATTCGAAGTGACCAGAGCATGAAGAAACAAATGTTGCCTCCCACGCTTTCCGGCTCCCTTCAACAATGCTTCAGTTCTTTCGATTGCGTTCTCTTTGTGTTCAACATCTTGGATTTCATGCCAGATCGAACGAAGCTCTTGAGGCAATTTTTGATAGATGTATTCATGAAAATTCTGAGCCGTTGCCATTGGCGTTTGATCGCTCTTGGCTCTATCAATCGCAAACTTCAAAGCAGGCTTTTCTGATTTCCATTTTCGAAGTGTAACCGTTGAGACTCCAAGCGATTGAGCCATCTTGATTTCACTCATTCCCGACTTGGCAAGCTCATAAGCAAGAATGTAATTCTCATCTTTCCAAACTGATTTCGGCATTCCATCACCTTTACTTTCTGTTTATTTGAAAGTAACAAAAATCACGGTTCAATACAACGCTTACAACATCCAAAAGAAAAGCAAAAACTTTCCGCAAAAAATGCAGAAAGACTAATTGATTTACTCTTATCTGTCGATTATAATAATAGAGTAAGAAATCAATTCACTTCTCAAACACGAAAGAGAGAAAAACCTAATGACCACGAAACGAACCGAATCACTTCTTGAAAGTTTCACAAAACGATACACATCAGAAAAACCGATGACTGTAGATCTTGTGAAAACCATGATTCGAAAATTCGGAAATTTCATGGAAGATAACGACATTTCAATTGTTTACAGTGAAGTTGAAAATCGAGTCAATCGACTAGAAGAAGGTGAAGGATTCGGAACCAGTGATCTGAGTATTTTGTCAGAGGACGTTCGATGGAGCTTGAACATTCTTGCAAACTAGTTCATTCCCAAACCTGAGCAAGTTTTGAAACTGCTCATTTCAAACATTCAAACTCAAGCACGAAAGCAGAAATCAAATGACTACTTACAAAGTTCACATGACAAGACAAAGCAACGATCAAAACAAAGCAGTGTATCGAGAAGTTGAACTTCCGGTTGGGTGGACACTAACATTCGACGAAGTTCGATCTGATTTGGATTTGGCCGAAGTGGTTTTCCATTACGGTCAAAACGAAGTTCAACCTGTCAAAGATCGATATTCAGTTTCAGTTGGTGACGTTATATTTCTTGGAAAAAAAACTTATGCCGTTGCTAGTGTTGGATTCGTGGAACTGGATTTTGAACTTTATGGAGAACTGTTATCCTCCGATGATCCATATTGGTTCATGCTTGAGTTCAGCAATAAATTCAAGCACGAGAACAACACTTGCGGACGATAAAAAACTTTCCGCAAAAAATGCAGAAAGACTAATTGATTTATTCTTATCTGTCGATTATAATAATAGAGTAAGAAATCAATTCACTTCTCAAACACGAAAGCAAAAAAGATGATCACAGCAAACCAAGCAGCCGCCAAAATTCGAAGAGCAATCAAAAAAGCTGGATACAATCCAAATGGCAGAGTCAGGGTTAAAACCACCGATTATGAAAGAGGAATTTGGATTGATGTCCCGATGAGTGACGAAGAGCTACAAATCGCAATCAGTGAAGCTATGCAAGAAATAGATTCCATCAACGGATATTACGGAAGCGATTTTACTTACAACTGGTAACAAAAATAAAACCTGAGCAAGTTTGAAAACTGCTCATTTCAAAAAAATATCAACTCGATAATACTTAAACACTCAACATTTTCTTAAAACAAAAGAGGAACCCAAATCATGATTACTGTTTACGGTGCAAATACTAAAGTTGAAGACTTGCGAACCATCCCACTCGATAAGCCTGAAAAAGCTGGTGCATACTGGCAGGGGATTCAACACGGTCGGTTGGTCGATGTGATCACTGGTCAAATTTCTGCTCGTGGCTGGTCAATAACTGAATCTCGATTTAGTCTTTCGAAAGATCGTGCAGATTTAGCCGGAGCTTTCAAGCTACGATTGCCAAACATCCAAACTCCCGAAGGCATGGACTTATCTCTTGGCTTCGTCACTTCGAACGCCATGCGAAAATCTTTGAAGATGGTTGTCGGAGCCGTGGTTCAAGTTTGCAACAACGGAATGGCAACGGGCGAAATCGTTATGCAGAAGAAGCACACAAGCGGATTCAGTTTGAACCATGAGATCAACGAAAGTTTGAACCAATATCAAACTCGTGCATCACTGATTCAAGAGACTGTTCAAGCTCTTCGAGAAACCGAAATCAGCAACGAACAATCCGATCAGATTTTGATGGAAGCCGGAAGAAATCGACTGATGCCATTCAGCCGAATCGGAGCAGTTGATAAAGAGTTCCGAAAGCCAACTTTCGCTGAACACGGACGTGGAACAAGTTGGGCTTTGCTCAATGCCTTCACCTATATCGTCAAGAAGAATCCAGCACAACAGCAGATGGAACAGATGAATCGATTCCGTGAGTTGTTGCCGACCACGATTCCAACATCTGATCAAGTTGTTGATGTGATCGGACTCAACTAAAACCTTGGCGGCTCATCGGACGGATTCGATGAGTCGCTCTTTTTTATCAACATTGACAACATAAGTTAGATATGTTATACTGAAGAAAATCATTCAATCACGGAGAAGGTAAAGATGCCAACGCCAACAATCACAGAAAGATTTGCAGAAGTTGAGAGACTCATTCTCAAAACTTGCAGAGAGTTCAGCCATCAATACGGGAAGGATTTCGAAGACTGCTTTTCCGAAGCTCAAGAACACTTCCTGACAGCTTGCCAAAAGTTTGATGAATCCAAGGGTGCAAAGTTTTCAACGTATGTAAGAAACACAATCTGGTTCCGTCTCATGGATTCCAGAAGAAAAGAATTGAAGCGGAATGAACTTCTCAAGCGTGAAGATTCTGAAGCTCTGGATTGTTGCACTTCAATTCAGATTACTGATTTTGATATTGATGACTTCATTAAGTTGATGAGACTTTCGGAAGATGCTTCTTTTGTTGTGAAGTTATGTTTGGCGAATGAGTATGAACCAAGTTTCCGAAAAGGGCAACAAGAGATTCGAGCGGGGTTGATGAAGAGCGGTTGGAGTTCAAAGCGTTGTTCAACAGCATTCCAAGAGATCAGCAACGCAATGAACAAGGGTTAAACGATGACAAAATTATATCCATATCAAAAGCGTGGCGTGAAAATGATTGAAGCGTTTAACGGTCGTGCTTTGCTTGCTGATGAAATGGGACTGGGCAAAACAATTCAAGCTCTCTATTATCACAAGCGTAACAAAAAAGGAACAACGATTGTTGTTTGTCCTGCTTCACTCAAATTCAACTGGGCGAGAGAAGCCGCCAACCATATCAAACAATCATCAATGATTGTTGAGGGACGCAAGCCACCAACCAGAGCGGGATTCAAACGCAATCGATTCATCATCATCAACTATGAAGTTCTCTCTTACTGGGTTGATCATCTCAAGAAGTTCAAACCAACTCTTTTGATTCTTGATGAATGCCATTACATCAAAAACAGGAAAGCAAAAAGAACGAGAGCGGTTCAGGCTCTTGCCAAGAACATTGATGAAGTGATTGCTATTTCTGGAACTCCGTTGACCAATCGACCAAGTGAATTGTTTCCGGTTTTGAATCTACTTCGACCAGACAAATTCAAATCGTTCATGCCATACGCTCATCGATATTGTGACGCAAAGAAAAACCGTTGGGGTTGGGATTTCAAGGGAGCCAAAAACCTTGATGAGCTTCACGAAAAGTTGACTTCAACCATGATGATTCGACGAAAGAAGATGGATGTGCTTCAAGACTTGCCAGAGAAATCAAGAAACGTAATTACAATTCCAATATCAAACCGCAAAGAATACGATGAAGCCGAAACCGATTTGATTGCATGGCTTTCAAAGTTCAACATTGGAAAAGCCAAGAGAGCCGAAGCCGCTGAACGATTAGTTCGCATGGGATACTTGAAACGACTTGCCGCCGAATTGAAAATTGAAGCGGTGGTTGACTGGATCAAAGATTTCATGTTTGAGACAAATGAAAAGTTGGTTGTGTTTGGGATTCATAAGAAGATCATTGAGAGACTGCAACAGGAGTTTCCAAAATCGGTTTCGATTACAGGTGAAACCAAATCCAAAGATAGACAACTTGCGGTTGATAAGTTTCAGAAAGACAAGTCAACACGATTATTCATTGGTAACATTCAAGCCGCTGGTGTTGGGTTGACTTTGACTTCTGCAAGCACTCTTTTGTTTGCTGAACTTGGGTGGACTCCATCGGAGCATTCGCAAGCCGAAGATAGAATTCACAGAATCGGACAACGCAACACGGCAAGATGCTTCTACATGATTGCCGCCGATACGATTGAAGAGAAGTTGTCACAAATCATCCAGAACAAACAAAGCGTTTTGACTTCAACTCTGGATGGTGGGGACGTTGAAGAAGAACTCACAATATTTGATGAACTACAAAAGGAGATGACACAGTGAAAACCAAAACAACTCTTTATTTGCGTGGTATATCCACAGAAGTAAAAAACCATTTCAAGGCTCATTGTGCGAAGCGTGGAAAAACCATGACTGAGAAAATTGAAGAGCTTATGAGAGACACAATCAAAAAGGATTCCACACTTGAAACTAGATGATCTACTTGAACGATTGAAAATCAAATTCGTTCGTGAGGGTCATCATCATTCGAGAGCCGGTTGGATTCAAACGGATTGTCCGTTTTGTGGAAGAGACTCAAACAAGTTTCATCTTGGTTGGAATCTTGAAAGCAATTATGTTCATTGCTGGAGATGTGGTCATCACAAATTGAATCAGACTCTGGTTGAGTTAACCAATATTTCATTCGTTGAAATTAACGAACTGATAAAAACACTCACCAAATCAACGAACGTAATTCAACACGATCCAAGAGGTGAGGTTAAGATTCCAAATGGTGTCGGTGATCTGCAAAAACAGCATCGGAAATATTTGCAGAAACGCAGATACAACCC